CTGCTTTTACCCTAAGATATCGTCCTTCGAAGGGAGTTATAAGAGAAATTAATGTATTGATTGAAAGTGAATCTTTTACTGCAGGAACATTCTTGAATGTTGATGCAACCGAGTTAGATTTTTGGACATGTCTTGTGTACACTATGAGAGACGACCCGACGAACTGGGAATCTCGATGATTAGTAAAATGTACACCGACCTCTGAGTCAATTACTAAACGCTTGCAAGCGCATTCACAAGTGCCCACCGCCGCGATGCCGCGACCACTTGTAAACGGAATAATGGGGTATGCCATAACCCTACACATGTTAGACTGCAGTCTGGTATTTCGAACACACTCATGTTGAAACTGAACAGATTGAAAAAGAACAAACAGAATGAACGAAAACTCATCTCATTGCATGAAATAATTGAAAATGAGATATATATGGATTTTGGAATTTACGAATATTGTTACAATTGTGAAAATATTAGTAAATTATTGGATTATAATAAGTGTTTGGTTTTTTACCGCACTAATTGTAAGGAATGCACATTTGAGCCACAATCTGGTTTTTTAAATGTGACTTTGAATGATTACCATCATCGATTCACTACTTGGTTGAAAGGTGGTGAATATTATGGGAAATCGTTTATAGGCAGGCACATAGATGTGACAGGTGAATTTGACCCTCAAATAAATATGCTGGAAGATCTTGGTATCTTGTTGTTTCATTTTATTCGGAGTCAAAACCATGTTGATAGATGCGTCGCTGTTGTCAACTTTTGTAAATTGAGAGGTATGAAAATACACTTAGTTTCTACATTGTTGGATATAGTTAACGATTTATTTGGAGCTCAAAAAACGTCAATTTCAGCTTCTGAAATTGAGGAGAGATTAGATTCTCGAGATGACGTTCTTAGACGTTTAGATCAAATACGATCTCGAAATAAATTCGTAGCTCAAAATGGTGAAGAAGATAGTTTTGGTAAAATGCGTGCGGTATTAAATTCATATGAGAAAATGAAAGAATTACCTATATATAAAAAATTACATAAATTTTTTATGTATTTATTATGTATGGGTCTCTTAAGTAAATTTAATGTGGATTTTAAGAGTTGTAAATTTGACAAATTTGAAGAAGAAGCTCTTAAACGAGCACATAAGCCAGGTTTTGATATGGTACACGCTATATTGGATACCGTGGTTTTTGTTTGTGAAGCTGGTCACCATTACTTTACTACCGGAAGTATGGAGAAATTCATTCATAGTGGATCAACTTATGAAACTTGGCTTAAAACTGCTAATAAACTCAAGATGCAAAGTAAATTTTTATCTAATCCTGAACCCCATGGGTTCAATAGATTTTCTTTTGTCTCGGAATTGAAAGATTCAATAGAGAAAGGGAAAGCTATTATTAAATTCACTGGTGGATTGGATAAAGGTGAAAAATTATTTTTGCAGAAATTGTTAATGGAATTGCAGCTGATTGAATCGGAAGAAACCACTAAACGATCTGCACAACAACCGCGAAAAGATCCGTTTGGTATATTAATTCATGGATCATCTCATATTGCTAAGAGTAAATTAACAGAGATTATGTTCAAGCACTATGGCAAGTGTTTTGGATTGCCCACAGAAGATAATTACCGATATACTAGATGTCCTATTGATGAATATTGGTCAGGATT